TCAAAAGGCTTGGTTACGCGGTTTTCTTTGTTTTATATTTAGTTCAAAAATCTTAAAAAACAGACAAAAAACCTGTAAAAATGCAACACATGCAACACGAAATGCAACACGGATTTTGGTTTGCATATTTATAGTTCCGAAAAGTATTCTAAAACAATTTTATCATTTTTTGTCTTTTGGTCGTCTAGTGCATGGGTGTAAATTTTTTGGAGTGTTTCTCGTGACTTCCAACCTCCACGCTCCATAATGTATATATCTGGGACATTTAATGCGTGCATTATGGAAGCGGAGTAATGCCGCAGCTTGTGAATGCCGAATGTTTCGGTGGTAACTTTATTCCTCAGCTCCGCAAAAGCATCAGTAATCGAGTTTGGAGTAAGATTTACTACTCTTTCTCCTTCTTGTAGTCCTTCTCTTAACAATTTCATAGTTTCTGGTGGAAAGTCTATAGTACGTGTACTTTCTTCGGTTTTAGGTGGCTTCACAACCCATTTTCCTTCAGAATCTTTCACCATAGCTTTATCCACTTTTACGGAGTTTCCCACAAGGTCGCTTTCAAGTAAAGCGCTTATTTCTGACCGTCTTAGTGTACCGATGGAGGCTAAAATAATAGCTTTTAGAAGGTCGGGATTTGTGCATGCGTCCATCAAAGATTTTATCATTTTATCATCAGGGACGTAGACTTTTTTCTTTATCTTTTGCGGCAGCGTTGTACTTACCCTAAAATTTGGCAAAAACATTGACAAAACGGATACTAAAAGACCATGCATATTGTGGACCGTTTTTGGTGAGTATAATCCCGCCGCACGATTGACAGCAATTTGAATATTTTCTTGCGTTATTTTTTGTATAGGTAGCGGCATAAGTTCAGGAAAATCATGTTTTTGTTGTCGTTTGTACTCTCTAAGGGTTGACGGACTTAAAATATTACTTTTACTCTCGATATATCTTGTATATCCGTCATATAAGGTGATAGAGTGCGTGCTTGACCTCAACTTTTTATTTAAGCTGTAGTCAGCCGCCAAAAACTCCGCTTCCTTTTTCGTTTCTGCGGTGAAAGATTGGTATTTCCTTTTACCGTTACTGTCTGTATAGTCATATACTAAAGCTCTCCACTTACCAGACGGTAGCTTTTTAGCCTTTGCCATTGCTGTACCTCCTAAAAAAGGGCGCAAAAAAGCAGCCCCCTTGATTTTTACGGGCTGCAATGGTACAATATTTTTGGTATTTATATTACTGTACTATGTAGCCCCAGGGTTATATAGTCAACGTCTCTATCCTGTTGGCGCAGGGTAGGGGCGTTTTTTTATTTATATTTCAAAAGCGAATTTGGAGTTTCCGTTGTTTTTATTAGAGTTAAATCCGCCTAGTACTACAAATTTTACATCTTTAACGCTATCTGGACTATAAAACAATAAATAAGTTTTATCTCCGTTAGCATATACTGCACTAGAATAATTTGTTTCTGATTTTCCTGATGTATCATACGTTTGAATTGTTGATTTATTTGACATATAGTCTTTTAGTGATGAAAAATCACCAGTAACATCAAAAACAATCACATTATTTAGTGTTTGGCTTTCTGTTTCGTAAGTATCGTGTTTTGAAACACTTTGTATACTTAAGCCATCCACAACTGGATTCACTCCATCAGCACCGATTTTTGAAGTATCATAAAAATATGATGAATTTAGTTCCCCAGACACAGCGTTTGTTGCCTTCAAAACTCCTTCAAAAGTTGATGTATTTGTACCTCCGAAACATCCTGTAAAAACGGTGCATATTAGTAGTGCACCAATAAGTAACGGCAATATCTTTTTCATAAAATCGCATCTCCCTCTATTGTATTTTATATTTAACCTCAACAACCTTACCTATAATGCGTATCGCTGTATTTTTTAGGCTATATATTTGCGTTTGGTGAATCGGGTTATTTGATTTAGGTTCAAGTATAACCATGTCATTTTCTCTACGAAATTGCTTTACTGTGGCGTTTTCGTTATTTACCATGACAACCGCTATTTCTCCGTTTTCTACACTCTCTTGGCGACGAACAATCAAAGTGGCACCTGGATAAATCATAGCTGCGTTCATGCTGTCCCCTTTTACTATAAGCCCGAAGTACTCCGCGCCTCCGTTAAGTTCTGTATATGTATAACCTTCAATGTGCTGTTCGGCATAAAGTGGAAGTCCTGCGGAAATATATCCTAGTATCGGGATTTTATGTGTAGGATTATATTCAAAAGCTCCCTCTGGAAGGATATTATTTTTTTCATCCCAGCCCATTAAGTAGGCGGGAGAGGTATCAAAAATTTCGGCAAGCTTTGCAATGGTATGCTGTTTTAAATTTTTTATTTCTCCACTTTCATACCGCTGTACTGTTGCTTCTTTAACTCCTAAACGATTTGCAACTTCAAGTAAAGTCATTTTATTTTGAAGTCGTTTTTCCTTAATTCTGTCTCCTAATGTCATCATATTTAAAACCTCTTTCTAATATCTAATTATACATAATTTTTCTTAAAATGCAAGATTTAAACGCAAAAATATTAAAAAACTTACTTAAAAAGTATTGACAACGTGTTAAATTTGGTATAGAATAACTTACGTAGAAAGAAAGTTGGTGATAAATATGTATTATGTAAATATTCCAGAGCTAAGGGCGGAAATGGGGAGACAAAATTTAAGCATCTCTGCTCTATCTCGAAAAATGGGGGTAAGTCGTGAAACAGTAAACAATGTATTAAAAGGACAAAATCCAACTTACCCATTTATATGTAAGAGTATTGATGCTCTTGGGATAACAAAAAGCAAGGCATTAGATATTTTTTTTGCAATAAAACTTACGTAAAAAGTAAGATTTATTTCAAATTAAAAAAAGAAAGGAGTAAAGAAATGTTTATACGAAAGAAAAAACTGCAAGAAATTTTAAAGCGTATTGAATCACTGGAAGATAGCGAACAAAAAGTTATAACCGCGGAACAGGGGAAACAAACGTTGTCCTACTATATACGTTTATTTTCGTCTTACATAGGAAAAGACCGCAGCCAAGAATTGCGGTCTTTCGGAAAAAATAATTAAAGTTTTTTAATCGTTTCAGTAAGTTCTGATATTGCATAAAATGTCATCGTAGATAATCTAGAAAGGTCTGCTATTGTAGCTGGTTTGGTTGAATCTTCGGGAAATAGTGCCATATCTTTACGATAATTTTCGACAATATCATCCAGCTTTTTACATATGCTTGACTTATCCATAATAATCACCTCCTCTCCAATCAAATATTACCACTATATGGGAAAGAGGGCAATCAAAGCAAAAACAAAATAGAAAGATTGGTGAACTATTTTCACATAAAATATTAATTAAAATCACAGCAAGGAGGTGAAAATCATGCCAAAAGTAACATATGGAAAAGACCTTTTACTTGAAAAAAATAAAAAGCAAGCAGCACATGTCATAAAGTATTGCAAGGACAAAAAAGGATTGAGTGTAGAAGAGCTGGGAATAAAGCTAGGTATGTCAAGGAGTACCGTTAATCAGAGAATGAAAGATGCTTCTAATATGACGCTTAAAGAACTGTGTGCCTTATATAAGCTTAT